GCATCCTCAGCGACTGGCCGAAGGACCGCAAGGGTTACGGGTATAGTACACTGAGCGGCAGTAAAAAGAATTATTTTCATCATAGATTAATATATGCAGATGCTTGCGGATATAGCTATGACGAGTTACCTGAAGAAGTCGTTAGACATACCTGTGATAACCCACCATGTATAAATATTGACCATCTTATCGGAGGTACTATTGCTGATAATATGCAAGATAAGGTAGATCGAGAACGACAAGCTCGGGGTGAATCACACGGTAGCTCAAAACTTACAGTTAATGATGTACTTCGGATTAGAGCTAATACCGAACTTACTCGAAAAGAATTATCTGAGATATATGGGGTACATCAAGTAACAATAGGTAAAATTTTACGGCGCGAGAAGTGGGCGCATATTTAAACACGAAAAGGGACCCTCCGCAAAAGGGTCCCTTTTCTATTTCAGGGTTAAAGGGCAAGACGTCTCAGGGTTAGACTAAGCCCGCTTGCCCTCTAGACCTTGAGTGTCTCGAAATTACCCACAGACGGAGAACCGTCCGAGAGAGTTTAGCTGTAGCAAGCGATTTCAGGAGTGAAGTCAAACCTCCAATAAGACTTGCAATAATCAGCTGTTCCCAATTAACGGAAAGAAAACCGGTAACATCTGTACCGATTAGCACAAGAGCAAATTGAGCCGCCGTACTAATAGCTCGTTCTGCTGCTGCTTTCCAAAACAAAAGAGACCACATACTTTTTACCCCAGCTTCTTCGGACGCAAGTAACCTGCGAGCGATGATTTAGATATATTGGATATTACTGAATTACCGCGACTTCCGGCACTTGTTGCGTTGGAATGCAGAACCCTTAGAGTTCCGTTTCCGTTATCCCCCACTACGATAGCAACGTGACCTAATGGAGTTGCCCCACCGGGATTCCAAATAGCTACGTCACCCATACGTGCCGGGGAATTATTTGCGAGACGGTTATAAACGCTGCGGTCATAGTTATTATAAATCTCAGGAGCATAACCCACAGGGAGCGGTCTACCGCCAACGAACCCAGTAGTGTAATAAGAATACATATCTACACACTGAGCGCCGTAAGCGTTATCGTAATCCAAATACCGGTTATTGTGGGCATTCATCCAATTAGCTAGGCCAGGATTATTAGCTGCATTAACTGTAGCCGCGTTAGATGAAGTAGCTCCACCACCTGACAAAGACCTGAATGCTTGCTGAGCGAGTCCCCATTGCTTTGCGTAGTTTGATCCGTCAGAGAAAGCCGAACGCTGTACGTTCTGTGCAGTATTCCAAGGATTAGCTCCGCGTGCTGATTTAGCCAAAGCATCGTAAAACTTACTCGCAGAATAAGTAGGGTCCATAATCTGCTGAATAGACCCCCAACCCTGAGACGTTCTCTGTTGGAAAAGACCTACTGAATCCCTATCACCGTAATTAACGTTACGAAGACCTGATTCAGCAAGAGCCGTCATAAGCGCGATTTGAATTTCATTCTCACCCAAACCGCGCTTACGGCCAACATCAGCAATTAGTCGAGCATATTGCATCTGTTCTGAATCAAGACCAGAACCACTACCGTCTCCACTAAATTCCCCCATAAGCTCAGAACCAGCAGAATCAATTGACCCTGCCGTATTCTGAGCCGCTTCTCTGCGCCTTTTCTCCAGTTTTGCTTGTTCGGTTTCTGTGGCGATATCACCGCGTTTAACGATTTCATCTTCACGTTCATCGATACCGGCAAAGATATCCTGTTCAGGTGCAACCAATACTCCGTTATTAGCTGCTTGTTGAACAGTGAATTGCTCATTAGGTTTAATAGCTGCCGTCGCAGGTTTATTACCCACAGTAGGGGCCATATACCTTTGACTCTGTTTCTTTAACCTATTGAGATAATCAGATGCGGGCGCGCTAAAGGGATTCTTTACGGGGGTTTCAAAGTTGATGCTCATTTCCACCACTCCGTTCTAGTTGATTCTGTCTTGGCCAAACGTTCCTTATCCTTTAGATCAAACTCGGCTGATTTAGTTGCCGCGTCCGAAGTATAGTTAGTCACCTTTGCCCCAGTCAGATAGTTGAAGATTTCCAAGCCAGCATTATTAGCCCAATCTTCCTCTTCAATACCGTTCTTAAACTTAGCTTCGGTACGTCGAGGAATACCACCATTAGGACTAATCGTATGTCCAGTTATCTTGGAAACGAAACGTGCTGGTCCAATCATATCAGTGAGATACTGCCTGCTGTCAATAATCGGCGCTCCTGTTGAAAGGCTCTTTCCTGTTCCCAATTCAATTGGTGACCTGAAAGCAGGGTGAACCATTCCCATTAGAGTTCCAGCCAGTTTCTTTTCTCCACTATCCTCCGCAAACGGTCGCGTCAGATTGCTAACAGAAACGCCTGAACCGAGTGAGTTCATAACGTCCATTACCGGAGACGTAGGATTAAAGCCCCAGTAATCCCCACTATCGTCAGTTTTCCATGTTGGCCCGAGAACACCATTTCGGTAGTACTCAGGAAACATTTCTTCCTCAGGAAAAGGATCGCCCAAACTCTGCGGATCAATTCCATTAGCTACAGCCAAGTTGTACATTGCCTTAGACGGCATTACAGCCCAGCCGGGCCTTTTAACTGAGCTTTCAATTACGCGTGGAAGAATACCCCTTAGCCAGGTGTAATAGAAGATAACACGACGAGCAGACTTTGCTTCCGCAGCGGTTAAATCCTTGGCTGTAGGAGCCCATTTCTTGATGTTTTTGGAAGCGTATTCAAGAGCTTCATCAATTGATTTGAAGTTCTTGGACTGCATAAAATGGAGAGCCAGAGCGCCACGCATAAAGTTATCACGATCAGCACTGAACTGGTTTAGCTGAATTACCTTGTTATTAGTAAGTCGCGTAGCCCCTTCGTTAATACCCTTTGAAACCTTAGCGGCTCCCTTAAAGATACCAGTCTCAGTTACATCCTCAAGGAAATCCCCTGTGGGTGAGGTAAGCAAATCCTCAGTAACACCAGCTGAGTGAACCGGGAGATAAATATCCCTCTGCTCAAACATCTGATAAAGAGTATCATCACTAAGCGAAACTTCTCGCCCATTAATGGTAAGAGCAACTCCCTTAAGTCCATTATCTTCTGCCGTGACGTTTCCAGCGACTGTCTTAAGTCGAGCGTAATCATCAAGACCGTCAAGTTCCTTAACCATCTTGCGACGTGCCCGAAGAATCCGCCAACTGTGCTTGTATTCTTTTGTTGAGAAATTCATCCCAGCAAGTGAATTACGAAGCATATCGCCCTGAACCGACATAATGTGGTGACCCGGTTTCATGGTCGTTTGTGTCAACTTAAGTGCAGAGGTAATCGGGTCAAATACCTGAGATACCCACTTTTGAAGATTCTCATTCTTGAAGATTCTGGACTCAGTAATAAGCTTACCGAGTGCCGGAAGTTCATCAATGATTTCCTTAGGGTAATACAGATCAGTGTCGATCAACTTACCAAAAGCATTGTTTCCGATATCAACCTTTGCCCAGTGTGAACGCTCACCCACAGGGATAGTTTTCCACGTCTTACCAAAGAAGTGAGTAAACTTAGCGCCCATCGTAATATCACCGGCCGCCTTAACCATTGCAGTATGGACTGCGGCCATAGCGTTAAGCGGGTTCTTTACGTTAGTCCAAGCTTTCCATGAGTCAGCCATTTCAGCAGGAGATGCATTAGGATCAAAGCGCCATTCCGAAGGAACGTGAGTTTGAGTATTCAGAATGTCATTCATATGCCGAGCGGTTACACCATTACGGCTGTAGAAGTTATTCGTTCCTACTCCAAACATTGAATCCATCAGACGACCCATTTCGCTAACTACAGGTGGTAGTCCGTGCTGTGGGTTTTCCTTAATGTACTTAAGAATGTCTCCGTCGTAATTCTGGATCGTCTTAAATGCCTGATTGATCTCTTCGCTCTTAAAGTTACGTGCAAAGTCATTCAGCTGGTTATGGAAAGCAGTCTCCAAGTGAGTTCCAATATGAGAGCCACCTGTAATTGCCGGATAGCTGTGTTTCATTCCGAAAGTACGGTTCCACATTTTCTGTGAAGGATAAGCTTTCATAACCAGACCAAAAGCCAGGTCCTTTTGCACCAGAGAAACAACCTGATCTGATCCGCCCTCATTCATAAGGCGAACCCAATCTTCCGGAGCAAGACGTGGATCGGTAGTCCTAGCAGTAGCTTTTACGTTTGCTTTCGTAATGTACTTCTGGTTCGGATCAACATGACCGTTAGCAACCCATTTAGTGGATTTCGGTTTGCCGTTCGGAAGAAGTTCCTTACCTTCCTTAGCTGCGCTCTTTCCCTTACCTGCCGAAAGCCTCTCGATTTCCTTTTGGGCATTAATCAGCATTTCTTCAACAGGGGTTACAAACTCCCGCTTTACATTAGCGATTTCCTTATTAAGGACTTCAGCAGCTTCGGGATTGTGGACTGACTTTACCGAAACAATGTCACCAATCTGCTTACTGAATTGACCCACAGAGCCAACATCAATAGCCGTTTGGAGCCGCTCCAACGCTTCTTTCTTCGCCATAATAATCATGTGCGACATTTTAGTGCTATGGAGAGAAGTGTTACGAAGAACGGTTTCACCGAGCTTTTGAACCGGCGACAGCCCATCCTCACCGACCCTTACAAAGTCGTCAAAGAAAGCATCGTAAACGGTATCACGAGCCTTTGTAGCATTGTTGTAGTTCTTGATGTTGGCCTTGATAATACCCTCATTAAAGCCCTGATCGGCAATAGCAAGGTTTTCATTAATTGCTCGAACAATACCCTGTTCATCGGCTACGTTACGGAATTCTCCCTTAAGTGTCCGAATCGTATCCGGCTTAATAAGAGCAAAGTTCAAAGTTCCATCAGCGTTATGACCAAGGATTGAACGCATCAGCATTTCGCCAACGTTCATGGCCTGAGTTACACGCAGATTTGTAATGGAACCTTTAAGAACATGAATGTACTTCTGACGCATAACCGGACCCATAGCTTCCAGCACGTCGTACATGGATGCACGAATAGCTGTCCCACCATCAGGCATTACGTCAGTCAAATATGGGAAGATTCCGTGACCCTTTAGAGTAACATCTACATTCTGAGCAACTCGCATAAAGATATCGTCTTTAGCTGCATTGTACGCAGGGCCTTTAAGGTTAGTTTTCTTAAGGGCGGCAGAGATTTCCCTGTTCAGTTTCCCAAATAGATCGATAGCCGCGCTAGTGGTCCACCAAGTTTCCTTTTTAGGATCACCGTCAATAAGTCGCCTTGTCGAAGTCCCCCAACCAGTATTAGTTGTATAAGGGCCTGACGGAGTAGAGTATTCGTTAAAGTGCTTAGTGAATACCTTATCCAGAATCTGAGCAGTTTCAGCAGGGAGAATTCCATTGATAATATCAGCCTTGGATTTCTCCAACATTTCCCCAAGCAAAGCGTCAGCCTGTTCAGGTGGCAAAGGAATTCGGTACTGGTTTACGTTCTCACTTGGAAGAGTCTTCATAATAGCAATTGAAGGATCAGTTCCAGCAGCTTTGTTAAGTTTGACCAAGCGCCCGTTAATAGCTGTGGGTGCGAAAGAACGGCTTGATTTCTGGATTGCTTCGCTATTGGTCTTTACGAACTCAGAAGCCTTTTCAACCGCTTCCGCCATATCCATATCCGGCTTTTCAGAGAAGCTACGCATGAACCCGAGAAACTTTTCAGAGCTTTCAGGGTCCACAGCACCCACCCTGAGTGCCTTGAAAATGTCGCTGTACTGCCCTGTTTGCTTTGTAACGTCTCCCACTGTCTTATTAACAGTCAGATATTCAGTACCCAAAACAAAACGATCAACAGGAGTGTAATTTTGATAATCAGCAACCTTCAGTTCAGAAGGGATATCGTCAATAATCTTAGCTGCGGGAACTACTACGTCAGCATCTGGAATAGACTTCACATTTGCTTTTGGAGCAGGAGAAAGCATGACGGTTTCACCGATAGTCATTTCTGTCTTCGGTTTTGCAAGCGTATCTATTTGACCCACAGGAGCGGATTCGGCCGCTTTAGCTACAGACTTAAAAGCTACTTCACCTGCAAGAGGATCAATTTCGTCTCCAACAAGTTTCTTAAGCAAATCAGCTGATTCAACGGCAACTTTATCGTCTTTGATAACAGAAGTACGGAAAAGGTTTTCGTCCTTCTCTGCTTTACGCAAATCAGAAGCATTGAGCTTAAAAGCCTCACCCTTCTGCAATTTGCCGGGAAGGATCATCGAGCCTTGAAGTTCCTCAGAATAAGGAGTTCTGCTCTGTGGATTTCGCTTCGCTGCCTTTTTAGCTAGCTTTCCCTGTTCCGTTGTATACTGATCCCAACGGAATTCATTTACTTCTCTTTTGGCACCCTCTACAGCGCCTTTTAAGCGATTGGTTTCTGAGCCAACCTGCCCACCAAGCTTCGCTGTTTTCGCTGCGACACCTGCATCCCGCGCCCCAGCAACGGCACCTTTAACTCCGTGGTATGCCAAACCTGCGCCAATATAAGTAGATGGATCTAATGCAACGTCTCCAATAAACCCACCTATTCCTTGGGTCCATTTAGCTGCATCATTCTCTGTATCTATGTTTGCGTTTTGCTGAAAGTTCTTAACCGTCTGAGAAAAACTCTTGTGGTCATTTTCATTCTGACCAATTCCAGCTGAAAGACCTTTAAGAACTGAGGGACCTACGGCGGCTTGAGGACCAAGCAAACTAACTAAATCTAGCGCGGCTCCCCACTTATCGCCTTTAGCAAGAGCATCCGCCGCTTTATTTGCAATCTCACCTTTACGCTCTTCACCTGCGGTCACTGCATCAGTATAGTTACCAACCATACTTGACGGAGTTCCAAGGAGATTAAGAGCACCTTTGACTACAGGTGTTTCGAGAGCTTTAACGAACCAGTTCTCATTATCACCATTAGCGTCAGCAATATCCGCAAAAGTACGGGAGTCAGATACTGGCTTAACTCCCGTACTCTTACGCTTCTTACGTTTTCCAGACTTAGCCTGACCTTCGAGGGCATTACCGAATTCGGATGCCAGTTTACTGGACTTGTCCCAGTATTCGTCAGACGTTACCATTAGAAATCCTTTACTCTCCGTAAGAAGGCACTGTATCATTCGTCTTGCTCAGGTTTTTCATCTTTGTGAGATAAACCTGTACCTCTGTGGGATTAAGATTCAGTCCCTTTTTCCGCAACCGATAAAGAACATCGGCAGGGTTATTCATATCTACATCCTGCTCAGTCGCCATAATATCCTGTACGCCCTGAACAACCTGCGGGTTAGTGGTAGCAATAAGAGCATCAATGCCACCATCTCCCCCAGCTTTTGCCTGTGCCTTAATAGCGTCAGCATTCATATCGTTCATCATGGAATAACGATCCATATTGAAATCACGGTCATTAAGGAATCGTTCGTACTGGCGCTGTTCAGTTTCCTTAGCTTGGTCATTCCGACGGCCAAGGATATCTGTACGAGCTTCTGATTCAGCAGAACCAAGATCACCGAGAATTTCCTGCAAACGACCATTCAATTCGGAACGACGGGCAAGCCCATCATTACCGACAGCATTAGCCATTCCGGTATTACGCTGTAGATCAACCTGACCCAATGTAGCCGCTTCACCCAAACGAGAAGTTTTAGAACCAGTCAATCGGTTATTACCTTCTGCAATTGCCTGTCCAACCAAATCCGGAGCGGCAGCTGCTGGGGCAATTCCCAAACGCTGAAACATTTCTTCGTCTCGGGCTTTATTCTCAGCTGCTCGGGTATCATTCTGCCCAATTGCCTGATCGAATACAGAAGCTACATTAACCTGATGTTCCTGATTCTGTTGCTGCAAACGGGGAGCCTGTCCAAGAATCTCACTCCTAAATGCATCATGCATTCCAGCGACATTCTTATCTGACTGCTCGAATGCAGACTGAGCCTGACCTCTAGCTCCATTAATTGCTTCAAGTTTCTGATTCAAAACCTGTGAAAGGATATCATCCTCACCCACAGGAGAACCGCTATACTTTTCATCAAGCAATCTCATGAGCTTATCAGTCATTGATTCTTCTTGCGGAACCGGACCAAGATCATCTGATTCACGGCGGCCGCTAGAGAGATCGCGTCCGATATCCCAACTTACGTTAGGTTTCTGGCGCGGAGCAGGTTCTTCCTGAATATACTTTCGTTTCTGGCGATTGGCTTCTTTACGCTTTAGACCTTCGCCAGCCTGTCGTTCCATTTCGGCAAGAAAGCTACCAATATTCTTACCTGAGTCGCTAAGGAAACCGCCAAGACCTTCAAGAAAACCATTACTTTCGCCACTATTAGCGAGAGGTTGAACAGCTTTCCGTTTAACGTCTGCGTATGGATCATCCCTTGGAAATATTGCCATTACAATCCCCTTAGAATGCCTGCTGCATTGCCATACGGCTTAGAGAAGAACGCTTAGCATTTCCCCTAGCCTGTTCGGTGGACGCTTCCTTATCCCGCTTCTGAGTATCGAAATCAGAGAATGCGCGAGACTTAGCAGTATTCATTCCGTCACGCTGATTCTGGAAACCGGTTTCGGCTTCTTTCCTAGCATTAGCGAAAAGGCCAGAGTTAGCCAAACCACGAGAAGTAAAGTCTTCGCCAACACCCTGCAAACCCTGAGCCGCGTTACGTTCCAAACCTTTAGAAGCAACGTCGTAATCCTGAGTGAATTCGTCTTTCTGACGAGTCAAACGGGCAAGGAAATCAGTAAGTGTAGCTCCGAATTCATTCATCTGATTCTGGTATTCACCGTCACCAGAAAGCCAATCACCTTCGGACATTACCGGACGTGATTGCGCTGCGGGAGCCCCACCGCCGCCATAAGAACCGGAATCAGGAGTTCCAATTCCAAATGAAGGGGTAGCCAATTGCTGCTGCATTCCACCACCATAAGAAGGTGCAGAGACAGGAATAGGAGCAGAACGGTAAGGATTAGAAGCAGGGGAGTAATTAGCGGCAGGAGCAATAGCCCCACCTACTTTAGAGAAAGAACTAGTAGACGTAGCAGGTGCTGTGGGTTTCTTAACACTTGCCTCAATACCCCGAGGTTTAGAAACATACTTACCGCCGCCAGTTGCGCCATAATCTTCAGCCATTTTAGAAACCTCCCGATTTCAATTGCTTAGTAAGAAAGTCTTTTTTGGTTCGAGCGGTTTGGTCCCGCTTATTAAACCCGCTCTTATTCAAACCGCCGCCAGCATGGGGACTCGGGGCAGCGCCATTATAGACCCTATTACCTGTCAGCTGGTTTGCCTGTCCCTGCGTA